GGCACCGGAGGGCGCAACCGAAGCGCCCGCGCTGCCTGTCGGTCCTTGTGCGTTGACTGCACGCGCCAGCACCGTCACCAGCACCACGGGCGTGCCGAGGAGCACGGCTCGCCGCCCGCAGATGCATACGGCGAGGTAGTGCCCACACTTCGGACAGCGCAGCATCAGGCGCGGACGAACCGCTTCCGCAGCTTGCCCGCGAGGCCGAACAGGCCGACGCCCAGCAGCGTCAGGCTCGCCGGTTCCGGCACCGGGGTCGCCAGTGCCGCATCCGCCACGCCCGAGTAGGACGCGGTGAAGCTGCCGATGGTCGAGTGCTGCACGCCACCCACGGTGTAGGTGTTGATGTGCAGCCCCGGCGTGATGTTGCTGAACGCCAGCCCGAAGCTCTCGGGGTTGATGAGCGCGAGCAGCAGGTCGGTGTCGAGCGTCAGCGGCGGCGTCTGCGGCGCACTGTTCGCCGTCAGGATCGCGCCCGTGCTTCCGGTGCCGCCGAACTCCAGCGCGGCGCCGAACGTGCCGTTCAGGTAGCTGAACGTGCCCGCGCTGTTCGTCAGGTCGAACGTCCCGGCGAACCGCTGGCTGATGATGGTGCCGCCGACCAGCGACTGCGCGTCTTCGGTGCTCGTCGCCGAGAACGTGAGCAGCGCGTTGGGGTCGGTCGCGCCCATGATGATCTGCGTGATGTTGACCGACGACGTGGTCGAGAGGGTCGTGGTCCCGTCGCCGTTGTCCACCGCGAAGAACTGGTTCGGCGTCACGTTGCCGAACGTCACGATGGTGTCAGCGCGCACAGGAGCCGCGAGCGCCAGCAGGCCGACGAGTGCGAGGGCGAAGAGCTTCATGGATGCGTGTCTCCTTGACCGGGGATGCCCAGTGTGCGGCAGAGCTTACTACTTCTTCTTCGGCTGCGCGACCTCGTCCTCGACCGGCACGAGCACCCAGCCATAGCGCACCGAGTACTTCAGTTCGAACAGCCGCGTGTCATCGACCACCGGATCCGGCGGCAGCACGATGGGCAGCGAGATCGTCGGCGGCGCGCCGCCCTCGGGCAGCGTGTTGTCGGGCGTCACGGGCGGCGGCGTCGGCACCGGGCCGGTCGTCGGGTAGTTCGGCGGGTGCGCCGGGCCACCACCGATGTGCGGCGGCAGACCACCACCGACGGGGAACCACGGGTGCGGCGGCGACGGATGTCCCTGCCCCCAGCCCGGGTCAACCGGCGGGCGCACGCCCCAGCCGGGATCGACGGGCGCGCCGACGCCGTAGCCGGGATCGACCGGACCCTGTCGCTCATCGAGAATCGTGATCAGTGCGAGATGGCTCTTCATGGGGATCTCCTAACGGGGTTAGCGCGCGAGAATAGCACACGTCAGCGACGACGCCCCGGCGTGCCGCCGAACCGGATGCCGCGTCGCACCATCTGCCGCACGTCGGCCTCGTCGTGATCTTTCGTCGCGAGGTGCCGCGCGCGCGCCTGCTCCTTCTCGTGATCGACTTTCGTCGGCTGCGCCGGGCCGTAGGCCAGCACGACGTACTCGATGGCGTTCATCGCGTGATCGTAGAACCCGTCCTTGCGCGCGCGCCGCGTGTTCGGCGACACCGCGTGCGCGATGCTCCGCTCGTCCCACACGTAGCCCGCTTCCAGCGCGTCGATGAAGTGCGTGCTCTCCACCACGCCCTCGGGGCCGCTCAGCCGCCATCGCTCAGGGTCCACCGTGAACGCCGGGCCTTGCCGCGTCAGCCGCTGCATGTAGCCTGCGAGGTGCTGGATGCAGCGGTCGCGCGCGTCAGGATGGTTCGCGCCCGCGATGGTGTAGAGCATCACGCCGTACTCGCGCAGCACGTCGGCGGCGCTCACGCGCGTGCCCTGCGAGTTGTTCTGGTCGCCCGCCGGGTCGCCCGTGCTCCACACTTCCATCGGCAGCGTGCGCTCGCCTGCCGCGTTCGGCTCGCCGCCGAACCAGAGGTGCCGCAGCGCGACCGCCATCGGCGCGAAGTCCTCGATGAACTGGTCGCTGCCGAGCAGCCCGCCCAGCACGCGTAGCTCGCCCCACGGCAGCACCTGTGCCCACACGACCGCCGGGTGAGAGTGGCCGAAGTCCCAGCCCTCCAGCAGCGGCACGCTCGGGTTGAGCGCCAGCCGCTGGACGTGCAGCCGCGCGTGGAACACGCCCGCGTAGACGGGCTTGCCGATGATGGGCAGGCCGCGCTTGCCCTCGATGAAGCGGCGCCGCAGCGCGCTGCCCTCGGGATGCGCCTGCTCCAGCGTGTCGATGTAGCTGTCGCCGAGGTTGTGCCGGTTGTCGTACACCGAGGTCCGCAGGTAGAGGTAGCCCTCGCGCGTGTTGCGCTCGGGGAAGTCGCTCGCGATCCAGTGCGTGAGGCTCGGCGGGTTCGGCGTGAGCAGCACTTGATGCGGGTAGCCGGGCTGCGAGAGGCGCGCGGGCACGTAGGCGCGATACACGTCCTCGGGCACCTCCTCGGGCTGGTCGATGCCGAGCACCGCCAGCGTGAGGCCCGCCAGCTTGCCGTAGCGACTCGTCTCCTCGGCGCCCTTCAGCGCGCGCAGGTAGACGCGCGACCCCTTGCCGACGATCTCGTCGTACTCCTCGTCGGCGTGCCACTGCAGCCGGATGCCGTGCGTGTCGCACCACTCACGCCAGCGCGGCTTCAACTGCGCGTCGAGCGCGTCCTGCGTCCACCGGCAGAGCGCGCACTGGATGCCCGGGTAGTCCACCGCGTAGCCCGCGATCTTCGCGACCAGCGGCGTCGTCTTGCCCGCGCGCACCGCCCCTTCGAAGTCGATGTAGGGCCACACGCGCGCGTCGGCCTGCAGGAACGCTGACTGCACCGGGTTCCAGTAGTCGCGGATGACGCGCGCCGTCACTTCAGCGCGTCCCGAATCGCGCGCACCAGCGCGCTGCTGTGCGCCGTCTCGCCCAGTTCGCAGAGGCGCAGCATCGCCGCACCCAGCATCTGCTCGTAGTCGGCGATGGTGCGCTGCTGCGTCTCGATGACCTCGCGCGCCGTCGCGTGCAACGCGCGCCCTTCCGCGATGGCGTCGTCCACTGCCTCACGCAGCGAGTAGCCGGTGCCGTCAGGTTCCGTCATCACGCCGCTCCAGTTGTCGAGGCGGCGCCACCAGCTTCGGGCGCTGCGCCGTCACGAACGCGTAGTCCTCGTGCGTCGCGAACACGTTCACGATGGTCACCGGGCGCGCGTCAGGCGTCTGCTCATCGAACTGCGGCACGCGCCCGAAGCGGCGCTGCTCCAGCACGGTGAGCGCCGCCTGCCGGTCGCGCGCACGCAGCCGCAGGGGCGACTTGAAGAACGCCGCGATCTCCTCTTCGCTGCCCGTCGCGAGCACCGCGAGCGCCTTCAGGATCTTCGCGCCGCCCGGCTCGCCGGTCGCCTCATCGATGATCGCCGCCGCCTCGCTTTGCAGGTCGTCGCGCAGCTTTCGCACGACTGGCCCGCCGCGCGGGCGCCGCGTGTGCTTCGGGTACGGGAACCCCCGCTTGCGTCCCGTGATCATGGGCCTTCCCCTTCGCGATGATGGCGACGAAGAACGTGCGGTTGCGGAGCTTGTGGAACAGCGGCGCAAGCTCGGCCACCGCTGTCGGCGGCACCTCGATGCGGATCGTCGCGTCGCCGTCGCCGCTGATGACGAGCGAGTTGCCCAGCGCGGGCAGCGACGCCACGTCGCACCAGAGCACCTCGCCGTCGGGCGTCACCAGCGCAGCCGCAGACCGATGCGGTTCGGCGTCGAGTAGATCTGCACGCGCTGTCCCCCGTAGGCCATCATCACGCCGCCGCCTGCGCTCGCGATGATGCCGAAGACCAGCAGCCCCGTGTTCGTCTTGCAGTCGGCCACCGGCATCCGCGTGCGCCCCGGGTCCGTCCCGCACGGCGCGAGGTCGCGCCCCAGCCGCGTGTTCGGATCCTCCAGCGACAGGTCGCTCTCGCGCGCGAACGTCTGCGCGGCGATCACCGCCAGCGCACCTCCGGCCACGATGGCCGTGCCCGTCCAGAACAGCGGCGGCGAGTGCATCGCCGTCGTGTAGCTGCCGGGCCGCGCATACTGGCGCGCCGCGCTCTCGGCGAGGGGACCGGCGCTGACCGTCGTCGGCAGCGCGAACAGCAGCAGCAGCGTCACCAGCTTCATCAGCGTCCCTCGTCCTTCAGGGCGGCATCGAGGCCACAGGTGCAGGCGGGCCGCTCGTAGTTCGGCTTGTAAAAGCGGTTACGCGCCTCCCATGCTTCCGCATCACAGGCAGGATCGTGTCGGCTCCACTTCGTCAGCGCCTCGCGGGCCTGCTGGCGTTGGGCGAGCAGGGGCGTAAGCGCAGACTCGATGGCTCGTATCAGGTCGCGCTCATGCTGATTGATGTGCTGATACCCGCTACAGTAGGTCCGCACGATCTGCTCTGCGGTCTGGCGTGCCGCGATCTCGGCCTCGCGGGAGGGCGGCGGCGCGATGGTCATGGCACTTCTCCCGACGCCGACAGCGCGAGCGCGTAGCCCGTGCCGCGCGCCTCTCTGAACAGCACGTCGTTGACGAAGATCTGCACCGTCAGCGACCCGGTCACGACGTTGTCGAGCGGCGTCTCGGCCTGCAGGAACAGGAACGGGTGCAACTCGGTCGTGGTGTAGCGCACCGTCCACGGCAGGTCGGTCGTGACCTGCGCCGTGCCCTGCTGCGCGCTGAAGTAGGTGATGTTCGTGTTCGGGATCGTCCCCGTCACCCGATACTCGACCGTGATCGTCGGCACCACGGGCGGCTCGGGGATCGGCGTCGGCGTCACCACGCCCGGCGGGTCGCGCACGCCGCGCTGACTCCCGTCGTCCGAGCAGCCCACCAGCAGGAACGGCAGCAGCCATAGCAGTCGCATCATGTCCTCAAGCTCGCCTCGATCAGCGCCAGCACGGTATCACGACCCTGCGACTGCAGCAGCGCCCGCTTCGCGGCCTCCAGTGCCGCGCGCAGCCGCAGCGCCTCGTCCTCGTTGCCGTAGCCTGCGCCCGGCGTCGGCGTGTCCACGATGGGGATGATGCCCTCGCCCGGCAGCAGCAACTGCAGCACGTTCGGCAGCGCCACCGGGTCGTGCTTCACGCGCAGCGAGACGTGCGCCGCCAGCACCGTCTCGGGGAACGGCAGCGCGAGCGCCTCGATGTTGCTGCTCTGCATCAGCACGATCAGCGCGCGGCGCAGCAGCAGCAGCCCGGTGATGAGGTCGAGCGCCTCGACGGCGACGGTGCGAAGCTCGCGCGCGAGGATGAGGCCGCGCTCGGTCGGCTCCAGCAGCGACGAGGCCAGTGCCCACTTCTGCAGCGTGTCGCGCAGGTCCGCGCTGGCGGCGTCAGCCTCGGAGATCAGGTCGAAGGGTGCGCTCGGGGTCAGGCTCATAGGGTCACGAGTCTCCAGCGAGGGTCGCGCGTGGCGACGAGGTAGACGGGGTTGTTGAGGTCGCCCTCGTCGCGCGGGTTGGTCAGCGAGCGCAGCGCCTTCGGGTAGCCGACGACGGCGTCGATGGGGATCGCGACGAGCGCGTCGTTCCACTGGATCGCGATGAGGCCGAGCCAGTCGATGTAGGGGTCGAAGCTATGGCACGCGTGCGCGAGCCGGATGCGCCACACGGTGCCGACGTTGACCCACACGTCGGGGTAGCGGTAGCGCGTCGCGTCGCGCACCTTGACCTCGCAGGCGCCCGCGATGCGCCGGTCCTCGCGGAACAGCGCGTCGAAGCTGCCGAGCGTCGGCATGTGGATCGCCGTGCAGCCGTGGAACGCAGCGACCTCATTCGCGGCCTTCTCCTGCGCCGCGCGGTGCTCTGCCGTCTCGTAGATCATCGCGTCTCCACGGTGAGGAGCAGCCCTTCGGGATCATCGAAGGGCGCGTTCGGGACCAGTCGCTGCGCCTCGGCGACGAAGAGGCGCTCGTCGCTCGCGTGCAGGGCGAGGGTGCGGCGCGCGTCGATGGCGACGACCTGCTTATCGTCCACATACGCGACGTGCGACAGGGCGTCGAGCACGGCGCGTACGAGCTTGTCGAGGTCAGGCGCGTGCGGGCGCTGCGGGCGGCAGAGGAAGTGGCAGCGCACGGTGACGCGGGCCTCGGGGTCGAGCACGGCGGCGCCGACCACGGCGCGCACGGTCCAGCCGATGGCCTTGCGCCACGCGTGCAGGCGCGGGTTGTCGTGTGTCATGCGCCCCTTGCCGAGGGAACGCATCGAGCCTTGCGGGATGGGGCGCCCGGCGACGAAGACGGAGTAGCTCGACCCCACCCTAACCCTCCCCTTCGGTCGAGGCCGGGAAGGTGCCGATGGGCCGCGCGCGCAGCTTCGGGAGTTGGACGCGCTGGCCTGCGAGGTAGACGACGCAGTCGGCGCCCTTGACCTTGTGAACGACGGCACGCACGCGGGTGCCACGATACCAGAACCAGACGGTGTCGCCACGCTTGAGCTTCACTGTGGGTCGTCCAGCGCGGCCTTGTATTCGCCGCACCAGTCGGAGTCAACGACGGCAGGCCACGCGAGGAAGACGCGCGCCCGCTCCTCGTCGGGCACGGGACGCGGCGCGTAGCGATGGCAAGTGAACAAACCCTCATTGTCGGCGCCGCTCACGGCTCGCGCGAAGTGGCACCCGCAGCAGTATTCCGGTCGTCGTTTCGCAGTCACTCGTCACCTCCAGTGTCATCGCGCCAACCCTTCGGGTCGAAGAGCGGCGCAGCCGCAGCAGACGGCACGTCTGCTGGTGTTGTACTTGTACGTACGTACTTAGAAGTACCAGCGTTTTTTGCAGGTTCCCGAAGTTCCCCCCCTTCCATCTGGTTCCCGGGAACCTCATGGAACCTGTTGGAACCTTCTGGAACCAGTTCGGGCAACGTGTAGTGGAACGGGTCCGAGCGCCCGCCTTTTCCGAAGCGCAGGATCCAGCCCATGCCGATGAGCTTGTAGAACACGGCGAGCTTCTCCTGCCGTCGGCCATCGACCTGACTGGTGATGCTGCGCTCGGGCAGCGGCACGCCTGCCTCGCGCAGCACGGCCAGCATCGCGTCGCCGAGCACATGCGCGTCGAGGTCGCGCTTCGTGCCCTCGGTCTGCAGCCAGCCGGTCGCCTTGTCGAGGCTGATCACGGTCGGGTCGAGGTCGTCGCCGATGCGCTGCACGCTCGACAGCACGCGGGTGCCCCCGAGCAGCTTCCGCATGATGAGCACGTTGTCCACCGACGCGACGATGGCGGTCGAGCCGAGCACGGCGTTGATGCCCTCCCGGTCGGCGTGGCTGCTGGCGTGGTAGTTCAGGACGAGCGCGGCCCCGCTCTCCCGGGCCAGCGCGACGAGCGGGGCGAACTTCGTGGTGACCTGCGCGTAGTCGTTGAAGTCTTTCGCGGCGAGCACATGGCCGAGGTGATCGACCACGATCAGCCGGGGCCGCTCCCGCACCGCCCGGTCGTGCAGGTCGCGCAGCAGGTCGAGCGGCACGCCGCCGATGAAGAACTCCACCGCATCCGCCGCCGTCGCGCCCATCTGCGCGAAGTGCTTCTTGACCTCCTGCTTCTTGTCTTCGAACGCGAACACCCACGCGGTGCCCTGCGCGGTGCGCCGGTCGAGCCACGACGCCCCACGCGCGACGGCGAGCGCCATCGACCGTGTGGCCGTGCTCTTCCCCGTCTTCGGCGGCGCGCAGAAGAGGCAGATGCTGCCCGCCGGGACCAACCCATCGACCACGTAGGGCACCTCGTCGTCGGGCGTGCTGAGCAGGTCGCCCAGCGACAACAGCACCAGCTTCGGCGGCTCGGCCACGGGGCGGTGCGGGTCGTGGAGCGGTGCCTGCCGCACGAGCACGCCGAGGTCGGCCAGCGTGTGCGTCGCGAGGTAGTCGCTCACGTCGCCCTTCGTGGGCACCGGCAAGGGCACCAGCTTCACGCGCAGCCCGGCCTGCGTGCAGGCGTCGGCCACCGACCTGCCGTGCGTCAGCCCGGGCGGGTCGTTGTCGGGCAGCACCACGACGTTCGCCACGCCTGCGTCTACGAGCAGCGGCGCGTAGTCGGCGGTCCACTTCCCGGCGCCGCCGATGTTCGTCGTGGCGGGCACGCCGAGCGCCTGCAGCGCGTCCGCGTCCTTCTCGCCCTCGACCACGTAGACGGTCTTCTGTCCCTGCAGGTCGTGCAGGCGATACGGCACCTTCCGCACGCCCGTCATGTTCCACGTCCAGCCGCTGCCGTTCGCGTGGCGCTGCCGGAAGTCCTTCGGCTGGTAGCGCACGGCCTGATAGAGCACGGCGCCTGCGGCGTCGGTGTAGTCGTAGGTCGCGACGATTACACGCGGCGCCTCGGCGCGGTACGGGGAGTCGAACAGGTCGGCCAGTGTCAGCCCGACTGCCGCGCAGATCTGCTCAGCCGTGTGCCCCTGCGAGCGGCACTGCAGCAGCACGCCCTCGCGCCCGGGGTCGATGTCGAGCGACGGGGTCTTCTCGTCGTGGTTGTGGCCGGAGCAGGGGCAGCGCGCGGTGTAGCCCTTACCGTGCGGGCGCGCGCCGGGGAAGTGGTCGGCGACCTCGCGCAGCGTCACTGCGGCGTCACCCAGTTGAGGTAGAATCGGCGGGTCGTCATCGTGTCATCTCCACGGTGCTACGGCGTCAGTCGGGTCGTCGGGATGTCCCAGTCCCGGCGACCCGTTATCTTCCCGGCGTCCGCTCTGAAATTGCAACACCACTACCGGCTGCGCGTCGAGCGCACCGTCGGCGCGCGCATCACGCGCGACACGCCCGGCACGTTGAAGCCCTCGCCCATCTGATCGACCAGCGACTGCAGGCCGCGCAGGTTCGGCGACACCAGCAGCGCGCGCAGCGTCGCAGGCACCTCGTCGCTGAGCGCGAACCTGAGCAGCGCGTCGAGGTCTTCGACCTGCGGCTCATACGTCACGCTCACCGCGACGCCTGCCGTCTTCGTCTCACGCGCGACCACGACGGGCGCCATGAACTCCTCGACCGGCGCGGCCTCGATGTCCTTCGCGAGCGCCTCGTTGCCCTTCGCGCGCTGGGCCTCGGCGTCCTTCGCGCGGTCAGCCGCCGCCTGCTTCAGCGCAGCGGCCTCCGCGTCACGCCGTGCCCGCGCTTCACGCGCCGCCCGGTCCAGTTCGTAGGTGCCGATGGCGCGCGTCAGCGCGTCGAGCGCCTTCTTCGGCTCGGCGAGGCGCGTGTTCAACTCGCTGCAGAGCGCCTTGTGCGCCGCGTGCGCGTTCGCGATGTGCGGCTTGTAGCCCGCCTCGATCTCGCGGATGAGCGTCTTCACGCCCTCGCGATACTCGACGGCGAGCGCCGCCGTCTCGGGGCCATCGATGACCCACGTCTGCACTTCGGCGAGGTCAATCGCCACGGTCGGTTCGAACGTCACAAGCTCAGTCGCCATCGTCGGGGATCTCCAGTGCGAGTTGCAGTTGCGCCACCGTCACGCACGCGTGCCAGTTGCGAAGGTCGCCACGCGTCTCGTGGCAGGTCGTCAGCTTCGGCTTCCCGTTGGGCTGCAGTTCGATGAACGCGCGGCGATGGTAGTCGGGCTGCGGCGCCGCGTAGGCCGCAAGCTGGAGCGGCGTCCACGCGCTGGCGCGTCCGCTCTTGAAGTCGATCACGAACGGCTCGCGGAACCCGCGCAGCGTGCAGCGCAGGTCGAGCCAGCCCGCGTAGGTGCCGCCATCGACAAGCTCCTCAGCCGCGAGCACGCCGATGCCGAACACGTCGAGCGCGTGGCGCCCGGCCATGTAGAACGGGTCGTCGCCGTCGCACAGTCCCTCGCGCGCCTCACGGTCGCTGCGCGTCTGACAGCGGTGTAGCGCCGTGTGAACGCGCGTGCCCCGGTTGCGCGCCTCGTCGGTCCACCACGGCGACACGAGGCCGCAGCGGCGCAGGATCTGGGTGACGGACAGCACGCGCTGCCCGTCACGCCAGAACGTATGCGTCGCCGCGTCGAACTTCAACGCGGGCATGGTGCTCACCACCGCTGGTAGTGCAGGACCGGGATGCCGCGCATCTCGTCCAGCCCCTCGCGCAGCAGCGCGTGGTCGGGCTTGCACCACGCGTAGCTGTCGCTCGTCTCGATGCGCCAGCCAGCGGCCTCGGCCATCGCGAGCAGGTCGGTCCACGAGCACTGCGCGGCGTCGGCGAGGGCCGCGCGCGGCACCTCGACCTTCTGCTCGCGCCGCTCGTCGGGCTTCGGCTTGTAGGCGGGCTTCGCCATCACATGCCCTCGGTGACATCCGCAGGCAGCGCGTTCAAGTCGCTGGCGCGGTCGTAGACGGTGTCGTCCTCGGCGAACGTGACGCCGTGGTCGTCGGGTGACTCCATCGCGGAGAGCACCTTCACGAACTCGGCGCCCTGCCGAATCTGCGACGTGCTGGTGTAGCCGAACAGCGCGAGGATGAGCGCCTTGACCTGCCGCTCGCTCAGCGACTGCTGCTTCGCCGTCTTGAACAGCAGGCCACGGTCGGCGGCGCTGATGCTGCCCGGCGTCGAGAGCGGCTGGTGCCGCGTGTCAGGCTTCGGCTCCGCGCCGCTCTGGTTCTGCTGCGCGTTCGACACGGGCTTCGCCTTCGCAGCCTTCTCGCGCGCAGGCGGCAGTTCGTTCGTCGGCACCGGGCGCGCCGTCGTCGGCTCGGCCTTCGGCGCACGCTTCGTCGGCTCGGGGCGCTGCGCCTCCGCACCGTCATCGTCTTCTGACGCGCACGCCGCGAGCGCCAGCAGACCGTACCTCCGAAGGTAGGTCACGAGCGACCCGATCTTCTGCGGGGCCGTCTCGGTCGAGGGCAGCTTCAGCGTCGTCGCGATCCACTCGCCACTCGCGTGGATGAACCGCGTCTCGACGGCGACCACGATCCCGCCGCCCGACGCCGGGCGCGTCATCGACATGCTCTGCACGATGGCGATGCCGCTCTTCGCGAGCGCGGGCTGCACGGCAGCGAGCACGCCTGCGAGGTCCGCGTAGCGATACTTGTATTTCTCGGCGTCGGCGACCTGCGACGCGATGAGCGCGTCGTAGTTCAGGTGCGCGGCGGCGAGCGCGGCGGCGATCTTCGACAGCGTCGCCGACGACTGCAGCGTGCCACCCTCAAAGGGCGGCGGGTTGACGGGGTTCTCGTCCATTACTTCTCTCCAGTGTTCGGTTTGATGATCTTCACGCGGCTCGGCTGCTTCAACTCGATGCCGACCAGCGTGCCCTTGTGCGCGACGATGAGGCCGCTGCACGTTCGACTGCGCGGGCGCTCGTCGGCCCACTGCCCGAAGCGATGCGCGACCGCGTGGAAGATCTCCTCCAGTTCGCGCGTCAGCTTCGTGTTCATGTGGATCGGTCCCTCCTCCACGAGGATGTTGACCTTCACAGGGTCGCGGGCCTCACCGCGATCA